GGATAAGCTCAAGTTATCTTCCATGGTAAAATGAAGGACTATCAGATTATTTTTCTTCGCATCGTCAATCCAGTTTGTTTTAAACCAGTGATATGGTCCGTCCGGGTTGCAGTTGAACCAGTACTTTGACCCATCAACGGAACAACGTCCGGTTGCCTGATTGACAAAGGATTCCGGCATAAGCGCAACTTCATCAAAGAATACGCCCGCCAAAGTAATACCTTGGATAAGGTCCTGGGAACGTTCGTCTTTTCCACCAAATATGTAAAAGTAGTTCGTGACCTTTCCTCTGCTGATTTCCACCAGATTGTCAGACCTGTGATCTACCACACGGTAGCCCCGGCTCTTAAGCATCAATTTCAGCCAGAAAAGAACGTTTCTCCTAAATGATCCGATTGTCTTACCACACATGGCGAAGTTCTGACCTTTAAACCGCTGCATGGCCCACATGATGAAGGACAACGACATACAGACCGTCTTCCCGGATCTGATTGCTCCATCTGCTATGATTCCATCTTTAACCTTGACTGGAGAGGTTTCACACCACCATGTAAGAACTTTCTTCTGTTTGAGGGAAAAGGGCTGAAACTTAAACACCTGTAGTTTGGTTGATATGCTGCGGTTCTGCTTTAGCTTCTCAATCCTGGCTTTCAGGGCTTTCAGTCTTTCAATCATCAGCATCACCCCATATCTCAGCAGCTCCTTCATTCATAGCAACGATGAAACCATCGTCCTCAATCTCTTGATCTGATGGATCCCGCTTCATGGTCTCCAGTTCCACCTTCATAATCTCCAGTTCCAGACGAGCATCATCATATCCATACCTATGTAAGGAATCAATGGCCTTTTGCCTGTTTGACTGTACCCTTGTAAGAGCGTCCTCAATTGCTGGAAGTCGTTCTGCACCTTCATTATCATGTTTCAATGCGTCAATCCGTTTAATCATCCGCCGTTCTCTTACCGTAAGAAGCTGGATCTCTTGCAGAAGAAGCTGCCTGATCCTTATCTAATTGAACCATGCTTATAAGCTGCTTCTCATCTTCTTCCAAGGCATCAAAAAAGAGAGTTTCAAACTCTCCTGTCTTAACTGCATTCTTATTCTTTTCCGGTGCTCCGCCATCGTTTCCTACTGCATTTTTATTTCCGATCGGAGGGCCTTTCTTATGCGAACGCTCGTTATCCCATTTATGAGTTGACTTCCACCGGCGGACCGTTCCTTCTGGGAGATTTAGTTGACTTGCAATCTCAACTAACTTCAAGCCTTTTAAGTACATGGACTTTGCCTGTTTTATTCTTTCATCTGGTGCTCTTGCCAAGCCTCACCACCTCACTTGTGTTGTTTTTATGTATTAAAAAAGAGGCCGTTGCTTATGCATCTGCCTCTTCAACATCTGTATTCCTCTTTTCAATTCTTTTTATACTATCATAAAAAATTAGTACCGTTTCTTTCGGCTCATCACTATGGTCTTCAATGTATGGTCTCCGTGGCTTACCATGTTTGTCTAAAAAATATTTGTAATACGAATTTAAACAAATGTATTTATTCCTGCCATCTTCTAATTCTTTACATCCCAAAGACCCTTCATAAACAGCAGCATCATCTTTTAAGTACACACAGAGCCACGCACCGTCATTAAAGTCTGCTAACATTTCAATCTCATTGTCATAAAATGTGGTATTAATATTCAGCTTAGTAAACACCCAGCTGATCGACTTTGACACCGCCATTCGATAAAAGACATATGCAATTAAAACCGATAAAATAATTAGGCAAACATTTTGTTTAAGTTCGTATGGCGCATTTAAAAAGCACATATTTATTATCTTCTTCAATACTCTTAAGTTTTTCATCCACTCAATTAACCAAAGATAAATATAACTTATTGCCATTGCTTTTACTAAGATATAATTGTTATCTTTTATCGTTTTGCCTCTAAGGAAAAGATACACATATATACTTAAATATCCTGGATAAATATATTTTATATATTCTGGCAATGCCTTTATTATTTTCAAGATCTCATCAGCACTCAAATTACCACCTATTTCTTGTGACCTGGAGACGGTTTTTGACTAGTTGTAGTGGTCCTTTCGTATGAATGGCGAAGCTCACTCTCTTCGTGAATCGGCTGCTGTGGCTGCTGTGGCCTCTGAGTTCCTTGCTTGTTTTTATCTTCAGACATCTTTTTACCCCCACTATTCTTTTTCCATATTTTACCACATATTCTTTTAAAAGAAAACACCCATCGACCAAAAATCGACAGGCGTTCTCAAAAAGGAGAAAATCAGGAATCAATCAGCTGCCAAGCTGTTACACCTGGCAGCCGTAGGGGATATTATTTCTTTGTGTACTCGATTACTACATTAGCAGCACATCCCGCGTAATCACCATTATTATTTAAGAAATGGTAATCTAAGGTACAAGCTGCAGCATTGTAACACATATTTACAGCAGCGAACAATCCATTTGTTCGAGCGTATGACATTGGAAAAACTAAATTAGCTACTTTATTCTTGTCAATCATGTTACCGTACAAATTAATCAGCTGATCGATCTTAAGCTCAGGAACGCTTGCAAAAACAATTGAATTACCACTTTCGTTAGCAAGTGTCCCAGTAATCACTTTCCGATAAATTGGCTTCCCGTCTACCCATGTGCCAATCTCAACCTCATCGTAGGAATAAACTTCTTTAGAATTTCCCTCACATTCTGCAAGTTGAATACAATATTTTTTATCTGTCATAAATAAATCCTCACTTTCATTTGTTTTCATTGTTTCACATATTAACCGGTATCGTATGTTTCGTTAACACAATCATGATATAACTATAATAATACACCAAATGTGAAACGTCAACCTTTTTTTCGAACATATGTTCTGATTTGCGATCAGCTGTTAAATCAATACGACCCCTGAGCTGTTGCGCTCAGAAGCCGTTAATTGAGGATTTCCTAATTTATCTAATTTGGGATACTATCATTATAGATCGGCCATGTGGACTTTACAAGGACACGATTTTGACACGGCTTGTCAAGTCCTCTAATCAAGTACGATGGCATCTGCCCCAAATAAATACACACTTAGAATGTCAGTCAATTCAGAAATCCATCGCCTTATGGTTCTATCCGTAGTATCAAATCTTTCCGCAATGTCTTCCTGGGTGTCTCTGTCCAAGTAGAAGCTTTTAAAAGCCTCATACTTCTCTGGCCACTCCTTCCTGATCATTTCCTCTTCCAAAAGCCCCAGACACTTATCAATATGCGCAATCATAATAATGCTCCGAAGCTTGCTTTTTATGATACTATTTATGTAAATATCCTCTGACGATAACTCCTCTAGCTCTTCCCCATCGTCCACGTCCGACAACTCCGCCACACCCTCCTGGACGCTCTGACAAATCCGATTATAATTCTCCATAAGCTTCTTGGCATTCTGAAACACCTTGACCCGTTTATTTTTTTTCTGGGATTTTTCAAATTCCTTCACTGCCTCAAGTGCTGCCGATCTTACCAGCTGCTCTGCTAATTCCTTTTCCAATCGCTCACCTCCCTGCTGTCAATGTTTTTTCCTTGCTCTATCTTTTTTCTGCTGCAGCAACTCTGAGTATGTCATAGTCACTGACCTCTTAGGATCTTTCAGACTGACCAACTCCACGATATGGGGATATTTTTTCGCCACATCAACCTTTTCTGACGTAACCCGTGTTCCACGGACAAAATCCTTGCGAAAACTCTCATAGTCAAATCTGGCTCCAATCTTCAAAGACCTTTTAAATTTCACCAGATCCAATGCCGTGATTTCCGTATCCGCTTGCAGGGTTTTATCTTCAGGTTCGTCATTCCGTATCGCCTTGAACGTATACCGGCCTTTGTAGGCTCGTCCTTCACGGGCATAATCCCTTACAAGGTGTACAGATACCTGTAACACTTCTGCCCATTCCTTTGAGGTGCGTACTCCTTGAAACTCCCCGTTGTCATACATCGCATAAGGATATTTCAGTTTCATGATCCACCTCCTTTCTCAGCCTTGGCGGCTCCCTCCGCCCCGGATCCGGACATAAGCTTGTATATGTATAAGCCGGGTGTGTTGCGGAGAAGGTCATGGCAGGCTGCGCCTTTACTGCTATAGCAGCCTCTGCCGTGGTGATCCTCTGCGCTTGTACATACTGATTCCGGCGCTCTTTTGGTGATTTTCTCAATCTGTACCCTCCTCATGAAAATCTTCGTTTAGCTGATCATTGATTCAGGCACTAATCCCGGATAATCAGAAATGTTCATCTGCCCTGGTATTTGCTCCTTATTCTTCGGAACTTCGTTCCATTTATTTTCCCATTCTACGCCTATGTAATCCAATACCCTACCCCAACCAAATCTTTCTCCGGTATCTTTGTCAACACAGCATTTGTACATCCAGAATTCCCATTCTTTTTCGTTCCGATCTCGCAGTTTATCAAACCTGTGAGGACGCTTCTCCATATGGATTCCAAAACCGCACATACTGCACCCGGTACGTTGTGCATCTGTGGTATAAAGCATCCCGTTATCGTCCCGATCTATTGTTCCATAAATTTCAGGGATAATAGTATCCAATGGTTCATATTCTTTCGGGCCTCCGTCTTTATTTTTCCCATACGGCTGTTCATGAAATGCTTCCGCAAACATATCTTTGTGTTCTTTGTACCATTTATCCATTTTGAACGCTAACATGAGAATATCGTTTCGCATGAAAGGGGCAAACGGTGCGCTACGAATTACAGTCTTTCCAAAGTAGTTGCATCCATGATCTATAAGGGCTTCTTCTCTCTGCCCTCCTTCGCTTGCCATAAGTCCGAGGAAAGGACGGCTGTTATGCTCTTTGGCCCATTTGTCGCAAGGTTGTTCCTTCATGAACAGGCAACACTTGTTTGACACAAGGAAGTCCGGCATCTGGTAATTTACACCCTCATTTTCATTTTCATATCCACCAAATTTATTTAGCCACTTCTGCGGCAGCTTCATTCGGCTGTTCTTCGCATAATGCCCTTGAGCTCCACATTCCCCGGTAATAATTGCATGGCGGACCGTTTTATTCTTCACCGTAGGGTGCTGCAGTGTATCAATGCGTCCAGCTATCTTTTTTGAGATGACCGGGAATCCTACTTCATTCAAGACAGCAACCTTACTCTTTCCAGGTGCTATGCTTATGATTCCCAGGGCTTTATGTACCCGTTGAATGCTCCTATCCTCCAAAGATGATACTGACACGGCAGGTACATCAATTCCAATGCTCTTAAGCCATAGATACAAAACTATACTGTCAAGACCACCAACGCTCACATGGGCGTTCAGTCCTCTCTCGTCCAACTCTGATATAAATTCATAGGCCCTCTGCTCTGCCCGTTTTATCTTGACCTCATAGGGCAGATTCTGCATTGCAGTAAACTGTGCCTTCTTTTTCTTCTTTTCTGTCTTCCACTCTTCCGTGGTCAATTCTTTATTTTCCATTTTTTGAAAGGAGCCAGGATATCCTGTCACGGTGGCCACCGCTCCAACCTCCTTTCAGTTTTTAGTTAAATGTAACTATTTTCTTTTTCTGGCATACACTCAAAGCGTATGTACAACTCACTCCGTCTCCTGATTTCTATATACACATCTTTTAACTGGCATTTTCCTCACGCCCCTCCACAATCCGGTGAACAATCTCCCGTAACTGCCCTGCATATTCAAGGACCAGATCCGCATCCTGTTGACGGAACACTGCAAGGCTCACCTTTTCCAAGATTCCGGAATCCCTGATCGCTGTATTGATCTCCACGTATTTCCCCTTTGCCTGGGTCTGCTCAATCTGTAAATCACTAAGTACTATGTCCTGAAGGATTTCTTTTGTTATGTACCTAAGCTCTTCCTTAAGCTGATCATAAGAATTCCGATACTTCGTTGTAAGAAGCTCCAGAGGTACGTTCTCCTGGTTTCGCTTCAGGCGATCCAGTAAATAACGGTATTTATTCAAATCCATTTCTTCCATTACATTACCTCAGTAACCGGATTTTAGGTTACAGTAACCAACTTTTTTATTTTAATGGTTACCGCTCAAACCCGCATAAAATAAAGGTTTTCTGAATACGGTAACCAAGTAACCACAATTTTTAGGTTTCCTTACGCGCGAGACATTTTATATAATCTTTGTTAAATAAAATACAAAAGTTATAAAATTATTTTTATATATATACACAGTGTTTTTCTATGGTTACTTGGTTACTCACCTCAAAAAACACCTTCTAACCCGCATAAAACCTAGCTTTTTGCGGTAACCACTCAATGGTTACTCTATCTAAATGGAAGTTCTTCTTGACCACGTTCTACTGGCTCCATCTTTATAAATCCAACTTTATCGGTGCCATCATTAAGTTTTAACCACACACTGCGAACCTTGTTTCCACCGACACTCTTTAATTTATCCAGCCTCTTTCCACCACTTTCTGTTTGAAGAAGTCCCTTTCGATTCGCCCACGAAAGGAATGAAGCCCTTGAAAATCCTCCGTCTTTGCATAGCATAGTAAATGCAGGGGCATAAATAATCGCATACCCATTTTCGATTACTCCCCATTTCTCCACATTTTCGTTCTGGAGATCAAACCTGGCCGGATTCATGGCAACCTTGTCCAGAATGAATTGATAACAGCGTTCATTGTCAGAAAGCTCGTTACGGTCCACCAGGACCTCCTTAGCTTCCTCCAAACTGATATACTCCCCATCTTTGAAAAGGTAATCCGTGGCGATCTTATCAGCTGTCAGCACAATGGAAAGGGAAAGACTCTGCTTCTGCATCTTCTCATCATCGGCCAGCCGCTTTGCAAATTCCTGCTGTATCTCCCTGATCTTCTCAATACCCAGATCCTTTATGACCTCGACAAATTCTCGGCCAGCATGTCCGTAATTCCTCTTAACCAACTCTGCAGTATTGCCAGGACTTTCAAAAACACGTTCCCCGCACTCTATTTCAAGAATGCGGTTAATTGCTCCGCCCTGGGTCACATAAGAGCTTAAGGGCCGCTCCCCGTTCGTCAAAATGCAGTTTTTCCAGTGGTTCTCCCGATTCAATCCCAGGTCCTTGTTAGAACGGGTTTTTCCCTTTCCGGAACATAGATCATATACCAGCCCCTCAAAGTTATCTTCGATCTTCCGGTTCTTTTTGCTGGAATCGTCCAGAATCAAGGGAAGGTTATTTAACAAGTCACAAATAGCCTCTAGGCCTACCTCCGTGCCTTTATAGTCCTTTATGTAGGCGCTCTCGTCCGGATCAGCCCAGACCGATGCTGCCAACATCAGGGATACGGTCTTACCGCCTTCCGTTTCTCCCCAGAGATCTACAAAATATGGGAGACCCCCAAGCGGCTGCACCAACACACTGGAAAAGGCTGCGGCCAGCATGAACTTCACTTCTATTCTTCCTGCCTTACGCAGGGCTGACACATGGTCAAACCACTTCGTCCGGCTTCCAACCTGCGCCACACTCTCAGCTATCTGCCGGAAGCGGGCATCTCCATCAAAAACAATTTCTGTATCGTAAGGCAGGAATCCTCCACGGATCCAACCCAGCTTTGACGTGGAATGCTGGACCGTGATATGCTCTTCATTGGCATTTTCCACATCAGCCAGATATCTCACCAGATACTTTGCATTCTCGCTGGTAACAGCGATCCCACGGCCTGACAGGGACACAATCTTATTTGCAGATGTGACCATGGTCTTGGGAACGATAATCTCTTCCCACCGGCCATTCCGTTTATAGGCCAGTTTGATTTGTTCTTCGCCGGTTTCCAGATTCTTCAGTCGCTCGATTGGCAGGATCGGATGATAACAGGCCAGGATATCTGTATAGCCTGTGGACGGGTTTCTAAGGCAGATCCCGTTTTCTGTGGCAAGCCATTCCTTGCACTGCATATTGTTATAGGGACCTGTAAAATTCGTCCAGTTATCCAGATAGCAGGGAGTTTTATTCTTCTCCATCTCCTGGCGCTTCATTTCCTTTTCCACCTTTTTATAGGCTGTCACCATGTCCTTGAATTCCGTTTTCACTTTTAACTCCGTAGCTTTTAAGCTAAGGGAAGCAAGAAGTTCTGCCCGATACAACTCATCTTCTTGGTCAAAAACTTCTGTCAAAACTTCATTAGATAATAATGTTTCTGCCGTGAGTTCATTCAACGGCACCATGCTACCACCTCGCTTCTATTTCATTTAATTCTGCCTGCACATAAAGCTGATATTGCAAGGCATTGTAACTATCACACCAGACATCGCTCAAAGGCTCTGAACGGTCCATATATGCCCGGTAAACCCCTATGAGCATACAGTTAAGCCATTTCTTTCTATCGTGCCTCTCCTGCTCTTTCCTCAGCATGTCACGGTGCTTCTGGGACTTATAAACGGTCAGCCTGGAGGCAAAAGTCGGTTTTTCATAGGTTCCTCCAAGGACTTGAAACGCCTCTTTAAATCCAATACTGTCCATCATTTGAACAAAAGTAAATATATCCCCGTTAGCTCCGCAGGCATGACAGTGAAAATCCCGGTCGTATACCTTAAGAGAAGCCTGTCTGTCCCCCACATGGAAGGGGCAGGAAATGAACCGCCTCCTATTTAATTGAAAACCGTACTGTACCACAATATCCTTCATGCTGTATGTAGACTTAATCTCTTCTACCGTCAATTCAATCACACCTCTGCAAATATTCCTTAAGCTCTCGATGCAGGATATCCCTAATTAGCTTTCCAGTTGTCTCAGGCTTGCAAAAATCAAGCTGCATTCCATACCTTGCCCGAAAAGCATCAATACTGGCAACCAACGCCTGCGGCTTTAGGAGACTGCGATATTTCCCGTTATAAGCCTTTTCCCAGTTGTCTCCCTCTACCAGCAGATAAACTTTTGTCCCGGTTTCTGCCGCCCGTTCAAATTCGCGTTCAAACCGGGGCCGCTCCTTTCCAAAACACATACACAGTTCATCCAGGTTCATTTTCCGTTCAATAACCACTCTGGCAGAGAGATCGAAAGACTCCCCACCAGGAAGTGTACATTTGCATGAATAATCCCCCACATCAAGCTTCTGGCGTTCATAAGGCAGCCCAGTGGCCTCCAGGCGGTCTTTAAGGCGCTTCGTTGGCTGCTCTCTTGTGTCTACCAGCAGTACCATGGATTCCACGCAGCGGTCAATTTCAAAGTTTGTATATGCCATACAACCACCTTAGTTAAAGGGTAGACCTTCATCTTCTACGCCGTCTGGAATGTTCATAAAGCCATCTCCGATAGAATTTGTATATTGTCCTGACTGAACTTGTCCATTCCCCTTCTTTAACAAAGTATCGTCTGGTACTTCAAACTTTCCAGAACGGATTTTCTCTGCCATCACAAGGCTATGGCAGTTGGTGAAGAAACCTCGACGGCCTTCAAATTCATACTCTTTGTTATTGAATAAGGCACCAATCACTTTCCCCTTTAACGTCTGCTCGTCCCAGTTCCAGTGATAGCCTGAATTAGATTCCTCAAAGTTGGTGATTGCTGTCTTGAACCGACGCATCGTCCATTCGTCCTGCTCACTTCCGTCATCCTTAGGCACCCGTATCCTATATGTACCTTTCCACTTTTTATCCTCGCTGGTTTGGGTCTTATAGTTGTTGGAAAAGAAATCTTTCTGATCTCCCTCAAATACATCAAACGAAAGCTGGATCACATCTCCCCACTCATTTGTCTGATACTTTACATCTAAAACTTTTAATACATATCCACCAACCGGAAGTCGTCCCGTGTCGGAATAAGCTTGTGCCTGTGCATAACCATTTAATTGTCTCATTTAATATTCCTCCAATGCTTGAATTACTTGTACAATGTCATTTTCTATTTCAAAGGTTTCAAATGCCCCCAAGGGAGTTTTTGCTGTGCTATTCTTTGCCTGAGTTTCAAACAGATATTTCCCATCAACACATTTGGATAGAAGCACCGTAGTAAACTTACTTTCAAGAACAATCTTGTCCAGTTTCTTGCCTGAAGTCTTGATTCTGGTAAACATATAGCCATTTTCGTCATGGTCTGTTTGTGTATGGGCTGAAAAAATAATAGTAAGATCATCTCGGTAGTCATAGCATTCGCAGACCAGATCCCAGACACATGCAGCCAGATCTACCCACTTGTCAAATCCTTTTTCCTTACTCCGGCGCATTTCATCTGCCACTATAAGGCCATTTATCGTATCAATTACAATGGTCTTAATTCGAGGGCAATCCTGTGCCAGCTTTTTAATATACATCCGAACCACATTAGCGTCATCGCATTTTAAGTAGTTCTTATTCTCCTCGTTATACTGACCTCTCCAGCCTTTCCAGGACAATCCTTTCTTGTCAGCATCTATGTAATATGTAGATTTGGGATCTAAATTCCTCATGGAAGTTGTCTTCCCAGAACCGGACTCACCTGCAATACAGATTACTTTTGACATTACATTTCCTCCTTATCTTCTCTATATACTCTTATGAAATCTCCCGAAAAGAACCAGTCTACCATTGATTTCTGGAATTCTTCTTTTAGAGATAGATCTGTATTAATTTGTTCCGTAACATAATCAAAAGCCTGATCCTTTTCTATATAGATTCCCTTTTGTGAGCAAATTCCT